TATCAGTAGCTTTAGGATTAACAACAAAATAATATCAAATTATTCAACAGGAGTTTCATCAATATATGTATCTCCGGATAAATATCTTAAAAGTGTTTCAACTGTATCTATTACAGCAGCTCCAGTAGGAAATGCAATAGTAATAGATTGTGTACCGACACCCATAGTAGAACTTGCAGTAGGAGATTCACCTTTCCAAGTAATAACAAGTAAATCATAATTTTGACTTGCTACTGCTTCTGTAGGAGCATTATACCAAAGGTCTGTTAATTTTTCATAACCTTGATTACCAAGATGTTTAGAAAAATCTTTTTCCAAAGCTACAATATCAGCACCATAACCATTACCAACAACAGCAGCAGTAGGATTTGTAATTAGTGTTCCTTCGAACATACCATCACATTTAATACTAATATCAGCTTCTCTTGTTAAAGCAGTAATATTAATAAAATAATTAGAACCACTATTAGCTAAAGCAGCAGAAAAGAATGGGACAGAAAGGGCACTAGCTTGTGCATTTAAATCAGCAACTACTCTTGCTAAATAAACAGCAGGGGTTTCAGCTGTTTTTTTAGTTACATTACTAGAAACTCTTTGTGTATTAATATTTCTATTATAAGATTTATTAAATACAGCAATTTCTCCTTCTCCAGTTGTTTCAACATTTAATCCTGTTGTACCATCTGCTAATCTAAATACCGGTAATACTGCGGCAACATAATCTTTTTTAGTAATACTTACTATATTACGTCTTTTAATTATTGCAGATGTTCTAAATTTACCACTTGTTAATTTAGTAGTAAGACAAAAAGCATCTACACCAACACAATCAGCAGGGTCTTCTAATACAACATTATTAGTACCAAGAACTATTAATTCTCTAGCAGCTAACCCTTCAATACTTGCAGTTGTGGAAGCTTCTTTAGTTCCTACTGCACTAATAACAAATACATTTTCCATAAATTTTTAAATTTAATTATTCAACAAGACTATTTTCTCTAATAAACTTTTCATAACCATCATCAGAAATAATACCTTTTAAAGTTCTAGCAACATTATCAATAACTTCTTCAAGAGCACTATCTGATATATCAGTATTATGATTCAAAAGTACATCAACTTTTTTAGGGTTACAAAGATATGTTAAATTTACAGTACTAAGTATAACAGTATCCGTGATAGGAAAGATAACAACTTTATCTCTAAGGTAAGCAATACGACTATTATCTTTATTACCTGATAAATTAGAGCGTTTAACAGAAGTTTTAAATTCTTCATCTACAATTCTTACTTCTGCATCTAAAGTGTTAGCTAATTCATAAACATTATAAGTTTCTTGTACTTCTTCTACTATTATGTCAGTTTCCCCAATAGAGAAAGTTGTTGTTGAGTCTGTGTAACTTGCAATAACAATTTTATTATTAACTTTATCATATGTTACTTCAAAACCAGTAGGAAGATTTCGTTCAATAAGACTTATAATAAGATTATTATAAATAAAAGCTTTTTTTATAAACACTATCATTATCAGTAGGAAAATACTCCTCAGGAAGTGTAGTAGTGTCTACTAAAGTAATAGTATCATCACCTACTTCTAGTATAATAAGTATATCACTTATATCAACCAAACCACTATCTTCTCTTGGGGGAAGGTATGTAAAGTACTTTATTTTCTCGACAGTTTCCACTGTTTGACAATTACAACAAACAGAGGCTTCTGCACTAATATAATATAAATGATTAAAAGGAAGCTGAATAACAGCTTCCTTTTCATTTAATTGTAGTACAGGAACTTCTATTGTTTTTACTAAACTATTAACATCTAAGATACGTTTGATAATATCGTAAGCTCCTTGTCTTTTTTCATTGGATAAAGGACTAAGACGTTGTTTAATAAACTTTAAGATTTCTTTATTAATAAATATATCTTTTTCTTGTGGTAAAAAGTTATTACTCCAATTACTACTAACTTCTTGTAATAGTAAGTCTATATTTACGTGTAATTCCTGTGTAGTCATTTCTTATGTAAGATTAACTTCTTTTAATAATGTATTCTTAATATTAGTCATTTCTTCTCTACCACTATTTAACTCAATAACTGCTTCATCAATAGTTCTACCAATTAAAACTTGATTATAATAATAAACAGAGCTATTAGTTGGATTATTTAATTTACCTTTACTAACAGCTAAGTTAATAAGATATTTTGTTTCCCAATTTGTATCACTAGCAACAGTTATAAAGAATTTAACTGTTTCAGTAGTTTTATTATAAAGTTCATCAATTTTAAGTAATTTCTCTAAAGCATCTTCATAAGCAGTAGGATTTTCTTTAAATGCTAAAAGAACAGAATCTATTTTCTTTTCATCATTAGTTAAACTTTCATATAACTTCATAGCCATACTTCTATTTTTAACTAATAAATCTTGAGCTTTAATAGCATTAGCTTTTTCATAGATATAAAATTCTATTTTAGGAGAAGCTTCTACATCAACAAAACTATTAGCAACTCTTGAATATTTTAAACAATAGTTTAATAACAAGAAATCAGAAATAGAATCATCTAAAATTACAGCTCTTTTATTAGAGTTAGTAGCTGAAATAGGAGTAATTAATGCTTCATTAATATATTCCATTTTCTTTTCAGTACTTGTTTCTCTTTCAATTCTGTTTTTAAGTACAGCACCAACTACATGAAGTTGAATCTTAATAGGAACTCCCATTTTATGTTTAGGAAGAAATTCTTCATCAGCAGGAACAGGAAGTCCAAAGAAAGACCAATATTCATCAACTGCTTTTTTAAATTCAGGAGCGTTATGACTAACATTAACAATACTAGGCATAATAAGAATTTCAAGTTCTCCTGAAATTCCTTTTAAAGCTCCTCTAGAACGAGCGTCTAAAGAAGAACCAATTCTATAAACTCTTTCAGCAGGATCAGCTCCAGGAAGTCCAACCATTCCAGGTCTACGTCTAATAGCAACTTCAACAGTTATTAAATATTTGGCAAAATCTTCTTTAACTTCTGCAGTTAATACATCATTAGGAGTTACAGTAGGAGCATTAGGAGAGGCATTAGTAGCAGCAGTAGAATCAGTAGCAGCATTAGCATTAGGAGTAGCACTTGGTGTGTTTATACCTTGTTGTGGTTTTACATTATTACCAGTTTCCATGTTTTATTTATTTTAATTATTAAGAATAGTTTTAAGAAAAATAAGACTACTAATAGGTTTAGTATTAGTAGCCTTATAATTATATTAATCAATATTAGATATTACAGTATAAAGAGAAACAATGAGTATTTCTACGGATAGCTACTCCACAAGTTTTAAGGTAGTGAATAGCAGTTTTATCTTGTGATGTAGATAATTGAATATCCATTACGTTTCCTTTGTAAGAACCATAATCAACACCACTTAATAAAGTCATACCTTGTTCAATACCTCTAATTAAAGAACGACCTTTTTGAGTAACAAGTTTAACATTGTTTTCTCCATCATATGTAGACATATCTACAAAGTGCATCTCGTGAGAAGTCATAGGTTTACCTGAAATAGGGTGTCTAGGAGCATTTTCAGCAGTACCACCAAAATCTAAATAAGGAAGGTGTACTACATTAATAACATGACCATCAACGTGTCTAAATCCAGTAAAGAATGCACCATATACTAGATTACGAGGTCCACCTGTAATAGTACTATTTAATGCACCATCATATGCAGACCAACCACTCATTTCATTCATAATAGCACTAGAAAAATCTTCTTTACCACCCATACCGGTAAATAAAGTAATATTCATGTTTTCAGTATCAGTAGCACCATAAGTTACTTCAGATACAACATTTTTAATTTTTCTAGCAGTAAGGATACCAAAAGTATCTCTATTAGGAATTTGTTCTTTAATACCTGCACCAAAAGGAATAGGAAGTTGAGTATCAGGGTCTATATTCATAATAGTTCCATTCTCATCTCTATTGTATTTAGATTCCCATAAAGATTCTTCTACAGCTTCCTTAAACTGCATCTCATGTTGCCACTCCTCAAATGGTAAGTAGTAATTAGACATACCTCCTGCACCTTTAGGGAAATGAAAAGTCATCATACGTTGACTAACATTACCACCTACTTCATAAGATTTTCTAAGAATACCAATTTGATTCTTAAGTTTTCCGGGAAATTGTTTATTACTTTCATTACCAACAGAATAACTTTCAGAAACGTTAGCTCCGGCAGACATTGCCCACATTGTATTTGGTGCTAATTCAGAAAGACTAACAAAAGCAGTATTACTTGTTCTGATAATATCTAATTGATAACGGTATCCATTAGCTACTTTTTCAGGTTTAGACATAATACGACATTGTGTACCATTAGGAGAAGTAACATTATGTTGATACTTTAACCATCTTGTTTTAAAAGTAACAATAACAGCTGTTCCACCAAGACCCGGTTTATCACCAGTAACATATTCAGTAGAAGCAACAGCATCTGTACGTCTTAATCTACCAAATACCGGCCAATCATATTCAACATCTTGTATTTCTACATATTTAGTTCCACCTTTTTGTCCTTCTGTAAGGAACAACAATGGGAACTTCTTACTCTCTTTACCCATTAAATGTGTAATAACAGGATTAAGAGTATCAGGGTTTGTCATACGGGCTTTAGTTAAGGATAAGTTATTTGTATAACCTTCATCTCCAAAACTTTCGTGTTGCACAACTCTATAAGTTTGATTACCTTGAAGTGCAAATGTACTATTAGGGGTACTAATCATAATAATAATAATTTAAATGTTTTTAATTAATTAAAAAGTAAGTATATTAGCCTAAGAGTCTTTCTAGTGATAAATTATCATCAGCTTGTTGTGCAGTTCTTGGTACACCAGTATCTGTTATAACTTTAGCTTTTTGTTGTTTTAATCTATCTTTAAGACTTGAGACTTTTTGTTCTTTAGCAATAACTTCTGCAAGTTTGCTAATATCGTATTTTTTAAAACGTAAAAAAGAAACCATTAATTGGAAGTTAATATCTTCTTTGGCTTCATCTAACATTTCAGCACTATTTCCTTCTGCATCTACCGGTTTAGATA